GTTATAGTGTCTCCACTATCTCCTAACTGGACTGTACCACAATTTGTTCTTGGACTAATTTTATTTACTTTTACTTCACTCATAATTTACCTATTGATACCTATATCTTATTATAACAATTCCGCTACCACCGTTTCCACTTGTTTTAAAAGTAGGAGTTTCATCTACATTACCACCGCCACCACCAGTATTTGCTGTGCCATTAGCTATTCCAGGAATAGCAGCATCAGGCTGGCTAGATCCTGGAACTCCAGTACCTCCGCCTCCTGTACCACCAGTTCCAACTGGAGAATTACAAAGATTAGTACTACCTCCACCTCCACCAGCATAAGCTGTGGAAGAAAAATTAATTGAAGTTGAAACACCATTACCACCTGGTCCTGCAGTAGTAGGTGATCCTGCAGTTCCTGCAGCTCCAGCACCTCCTCCACCACCAGTTCCATAAGCAGGAGTTCCAACATTACCATTTCCACCATTATTACCTTGAGATGGACTTACTGGAGGAGTGTTTCCACTACCACCAGCACCAGGAGCACCATAACCTCCTCCTCCACCAGATCCACCACTTAATCCTATAGCAGGTCCACATCCTCCAGCACCACCTCCTCCACCACCTGTTGATGTAATTGTACTAAAAACTGAAGGTGATCCGTTTCCTCCTGCAACTGGCGGTGGAGCTGTATTAGAAGCTCCTCCACTTCCTACTGTTATTGGAAAAGCTGTTGCTGTAACTGTAATTTGTGAACAAGCAGCTGCTAACGGAGAAGTTGTGTAACAACCATTACCTCCACAAGATTCTCTAAAACCACCAGCTCCACCTCCACCACCATTATCACCTGAACCACCTGCTCCTCCACCAGCTAATACTAAATAATCTACATTATTATTTGTTGCACACACAGCCGTCGATGCAACTGTAAAAGTTCCAGGACCTGTAAAAGTATGTACTTTATAATTACCACATGTTGTTTCTGTTCCACCTGTTGCAGAAATAAAAGCACTACCTCTAACATTAGAAGTTGAATCCATTGTATTTAACCAACCTTGTGTTGAGTCTGTGTAGACAAAAGTTACTGATTGACCTTCGGTAGATAAACTTACACTAGCATTTACACCACCAATTTTATCTGCACCATTTGGTGCAACTGTAACCCCATTTGTTTGCCATGTAGCTGCATAATCAGCTAATGAAATAATATCTCCAGCACTTCCTGCTGGAAGTGTAACCGTTATTGCTCCAGATGTAGTATTAACAAAATACCCATTCCCACTCACTGCTGTGAATGATGCAGTTTTAGCTGTAGTATCCCAGTCTACTGTTCCTGTTCTACCAAATCCTGTTTGTGATGCACCACATGCAAGAGTAATGGTATCGCCACTTGCACCAAGTGTAACTGTTGTTCCACATTTGTTAGCGATGTTAGCACCGCATTGATTTTGAATATTATTTACTTTAATTGTACTTGTCATAATTAATTTTGAAATTTATACCTTATTATTACTATTCCACTACCGCCTGCTGCACCTGCTCCTGCAGTAGGTTGTGCTTGTGTTCCACCACCAGATCCACCACCACCACCAGTATTAGTTGTTCCTGCTGTTCCAGGAGTTGATGTTGTTCCAGGTCCTGTTTGACCTCCTCCAGCACCGCCGCCACCTGTTCCACCTGCTCCACCAGAAGTACCATATCCACCACCACCACCACCACCAGCATAAGCTGTTGGACTTGCTATAATTGAAGTTGTTGCACCAGCTCCACCAGCAGCACCAGCATTAGATGTTGAGTTAGAACCAGAGGAACTTGCTCCTCCGCCTCCTCCACCACCATCACCTGATGTTCTATCTCCACCATCATTACCTTGAGGGGGACTTACGGAAGGTGTATTACCTGTACCACCTGAAGTATTGCAATTTCCATACATACCACCACCACCTGAACCGCCGTTTGCTGCAGATCCATCAATATTTGCTCCTCTACCACCACCTGTTGATGTAATTGTACTAAAAACTGAATTATTTCCTGAAGCACCAATAGAACCACCACCAGCTCCTTCACTACCAGTTCCACCTGCACCTCCTGCTCCTACTGTAATTGGATAACCTGTAGCTGTTACTGGTAAAGCTGAAACACATGCTCCTAATGGTGAGGCTGTGTAACAACCAGAAGCTACACCTGATGATTCTCTGTAACCGCCTGCACCTCCACCTCCACCAGCTCCATAACCAGGTGCTCCTGTTTTAGCTCCGCCACCACCACCTGCTACAACTAAATAATCAACTGAATTTGAACCAGCTGCGTTACCTGCACATGAAACTGTAAAAGTTCCAGGTCCAGTAAATGTATGAATTTTATAATCTCCGCAACAAGTTACAGTTCCGCCTGTTGCAGTTATATATTTAATTTCATTAATAGTTTCATTACTATTAACTGATTTCCAACCTTGAGTACCATCTACATAAACTAAAGTTATAGCTTGACCAGATGTTGATAAAGTTAAATCATTACTTAAACCATCTATAGGTTGTCCGTTTCTTCCTATAGTTAAATTGTTTGTTGCAAAAGTTTGAGCATAATCTCTTACCGCTACAATATCTCCTGCTGATGGAGATGTAGGTAGTGTAATTGTAAAAGCTGCAGAAGTTGTATTTGCAAAATATCCTGTTCCTGAAACTGCATTAGCTGGATCGGCTGTAATTGCAGTTGTATTCCAATCAACAGTTCCAGTTCTTCCAAAACCAGTCTGCGTTGCTCCACAAGCTAATTGAATAGTATCACCTGATTGACCAATCGTTAATGTTGATCCGCATTGTGATGATATTTGATTAACTTCTACTTTACTCATTAAATTATTACCAATGTCCCTGTTACTGTTACAGTTTGAGTAAAGGTAACTGGACCTGCAAGAACTGCAGATTCAATAACCATATTTTTGTTATCAATAATTTGAGCATGAGTGTAAATACTTTCTGCTCCTGGTTTGTTACCAAAATAAATTATACTATATAAACTATCCATTTTTTCTCCTTATGCACTAATTGAATCTACAACACTAACCCAAACATCAGCAGATGTAGCAGTATCAGATTGTACTTTTAATACATCTGTATTCTGCATTACAAATTTAGCACCACCAGAAACAAGTTCAACTGCACTTGAAGGTGGGATGCTTAAATCTTTTGCAATATATCTGTCTGTAACTCCTGATTCAGAAATCCATACTGATATAGTTATCGCTGAAGTTAATATGTTAGCAATTCGGACTCCAATTACTGCATCATTAGAATTTGCTGTAAATATCGTACTAGCAGAATTAGTTGCTTGTGCCGAATATCTAGTAAAATCTTGTGCCATATTTTCTCCTTATAAAGCTATTGCCATAGCAACAGCAAATCCTGCTGAAGCCTTATTATCTATTTGAGTTTGTATTGAACCTGTAACTCCATTTACATAACTCAATTCTGTATTACTTACATCACCATTTCCAATTTTACTAGCATTAATTGAGTTGACTGCTAAAGAAATTGTACCTGAAGATGTAATTGGTGAACCAGTTACTGTAAATTCTGAAGAACCTGCATCTGCAACTGCTACTGAAGTTACTGTACCTGTAAATGAAGGTTGTACTTGTGAGAATACGATATTGACACTTCCAATACTTCCAGAGTTGTCGGTTGTGCAAAGATATATTTTGTCTGCATTTGAACTACCTTCTTGAACAATTGCTAGTTGTCCAGCTAGTTCTGCAACTGTATCAAAATCAGGATCTCTACTTGCAGTACCTGATGCTACAACAATATAGATACCATTTTCTGTTTGGTCAGTTTGATCTTTAACTAAAACTTTATTTCCTGTTGCTAAAGTAACACCATCTAAAGTATCACCATTTTGTAAGTCTGCAGTTAAATCAATATTTGCAGTTGTAGCAGCTCTAGTAATAATTCTTGTTTTTAATCCTGCAACTAAATCATCAACATAAGTTTTTGTAGTTACATCTGAACCTGAAGAAGGTGCAGACATTCCAGTAATTGCACCGCCAGTAATATTAACATTGTTAGCAGCTTGAGTTGCAATAGTCCCTAAGCCTAAATTAGTTCTTGCAGTAGATGCAGAAGTTAAATCAGATAAGTTACTTGCTTTAACTAACTTACCATCTAATTGAGTTTGAATTGCACTTGTTACACCATTTAAGTAACCAAATTCTGTATTGGATATTGTACCATCATGTATCTTAGTTGCATCAATAGCTGCACTAGCATTTATATCTACATTAACAATAGCACCATCAGTTATCTTAGCAGAAGTTACACTTGAGTTTGCAAGTTTAGCTTCTGTAACATTTCCATCTGCAATATTAGAAGTTTGTACTGCATCAGTTGCTAGTTTAGCATTAGTAACATTGGCATCAGCTATTTTAGCTGTAGTTACATTTGCATCAGTTATTTTTGCAGTTGTAACAGAATTACTTGCAAGTTTTGCAGCAGTTACATTTGCGTCTAAAATTTTAGCAGTCGTAACATTTGAATCTGCGATCTTAGAAGTTGTTACATTAGAGTCTGCAATCTTAGCTGTAGTAATATTTGAATCTGCAATTTTTGCAGTTGTAACATTTGCATCAGCAATCTTTGCAGTCGTAACTGCACTATCTGCTAATTTAACAGTTGTAACAGATCCATCTGCTAATGTAGCAGTTGCAATTACACCATCTGGTATTGAAGTATTTGTTTTTGATAGTGCACCAATATAAATATTTGTAATAGCTTCATTTGATAATGAACCACTATCAAAAGTTACATTAACCGTAGTGTCTGTTGAAAAAGTTGATGAACTAATTGTTCCATAAATAGTTCCTGGAGTTGGAGCTATAATTTTAATTCTTCTACCTGTATGATAAATTGCAGAAACATCTACACCAGTAATTGTGAATGAAGTAGCTGAAGCATAAGCACCAGTGTAAGCACCATCACCATCTCCATATTCAATCCATTGACTATCATTAAACCATTCTCTGGTATTAACCATTAATGCTCTAATTGCATTATTAAGTTGAGAAGGTAACATTCCTTCTGCAACAGAAATTCCATTTAATGTTGTGTTACTTAAATTCGTTGTTGAATAATCTTTTATGCCTGACATTTAATCTCCCATGAACCAAGAAAATGCTTTATTATTTTCCTGATTTTTTTCGTTTATTAATGCGTTGATAGCTTCTTCAATTTGTCTTTGAAAAAACTCTTGAGTTTCAAAACTGTATCTAACATTATCTATATCAGTTTTATCCGTCATCTCAACCCTGATCTTGATGCTACAATATCAATTCCTTGAGCATCTTTCCAAGCTCCACCACTTGGTATTTTAACATTAAATTTTACATATCTACCAGATTGTCTTACTGGATTAATCCCTGTTGTATTCATGCTTGAAACCGAAGACTGAGTAGCATTATCTGCCAATCTATCTCTAGTTTTTATAGTAACTGTAGCTTCTGCATCTACAATAGGTCTTACACCTATTATACTTGATCTTAATCCTGGAAACAACTCTAATTCTCTAGTTTCTATCTCACCTTCATTAGCAGTTCCTGAAAAAATAGCTGCTTTATAATTATTATCAATAGCACCTAGTAATAATTGTCCACCATTCCAAAAATCTGTATCTAATGCAATATTAATATTATCTAAGTTCTGAGAGATAATATCCATTAACTCAACTGTATATGCACCAACGAATTGTGAGAATATGGTACTAGCACTAGCTTCTGCACTTGACCATTTTTGAGTTGCATAATTGTAAATTAAAACTTTATCACAAATACCAGTTGTATTTGCAGTGTCGGATGCACTTGGATATAACCATAATGCTAATTGATTAAATGGATCAACAGCAGCACATATTCTATCACTAAATGCTTTGTTTAAATCTGTGTCAAAAAATCTATTAACTTTTTCTGCACCAATAGAAATAACTTGATCTCCATTAATTTCAAAGAATCCATCGTCTGCATAAAAGAATACTCTACGATTATCTTGGCAAACTGTTCTTCCATAAACAGCTCCTCTGTTTGGTGAGATGACTGAAAGTCTAAATACTGTTGCACCACCAACATAGTCTAATCGAACTATTTGGTTTTGTCTAAATACATAACCAATCTCTCCAGAAGTTATATGAACTATTTGTCCACCAGATCCAGGTAAGTCTTGCAAATCAGATTGTTTAGTTCCAGATTGCCATGTTCCAATATCATTAATACCAGACCATTGTATTCTGTTTGATGCGTTAGCATGATTACCAGTAACTAAAAAATCTCTAATAACACCAGATACTCTAAAGTTTGGTAATGTTCCACTTGTTACAATACCAGACATATCTGCAAAATTAGTTGATGTACCCATTAAATAATATTGAGGATCATCAACACCATTACTTGCAATTATATAATTACCAAATTGTGTGAATGTCCAAAAATCTGTATTCCCACCTGTTAAACTTGCTTTTCTTGATGTGAATGTTCCACCATCTAATTGATATAAGTCTGTATTGGTTGCAACAAAGTTATAAACTGTATTTGCATTATCTCTAAATGAACCTGCACCTCTACTATCTGCAGAAATATTATTTGATGAATAATTAACTAATGAAGGAAATCGTTTGTAAGATTGTCTTGCAAAATACACATTGTTTGCAACATTCGCACCAGGATTATTATGCTCTGGTTGATCTGGTAGCCATTCTCCAAAAGGTATTTGCATTTAATATCCTAATTGTTGTTAAAAGAAACTCTAGTTACATCATTAAACGATGCAGCAACTGTTACATCGGATCTTTGTTGTAAAGGTGCATTTCCATATTGATCTTCTCTATCGTTTCTCTCTAATCTTTCTAGTGCAGTTTGATACATCTTTTCCCATTGAGCTGCTTGATTAGGTTCAATTCCACCTAAGAAATTAGCAGCATGATATAATGCACCATATAAATAAATAGCTGGGTGATTTGCTAAAATATAATTTGAAGTATTTAATTCTGATAATGGATCAAACTCTTTGTAATAATTTATAACACCTGTGTATGAACTTGCAGGTGCAGGTGCAAATCTAAAATTATCTCCTAAGATAGTATATGTTCCTGGTTGACCACTCATAGAACCACCTTTGATTTGGTCCATTTGAGCTGGTGTTATATATTTTAAAGCATACTTAGTACCACCATTTAAAATATAAAAATCTCTAACTTGTAAAAATCCTGTAGGGAGTGCAACTGTTTCAGAATCGATAGTAAAAGAACTATCAGTTGCAATCATTTTTCTAATTCTTAATTTTGAATTAAAATCTTTTTCTGCAAGAACAATAAAATCACCAGATATTTCTGATGTTAAATCTGATCTGTTTAACCAATTTGCAATTGATGTTTTTAAAGCTGAATAACTATTTAATGCCATTATAATTTACCTTCTGCAGTTCTAAAAAATCTAAACTCACTAGAGTTTAATTTCTTTTTTAAAATATTCTTTTGAACATCTTTTGGTAGTCCAAACCAGTTATTACTACCATTATATTCTTTTGCCCAAACTTGCAAAGCAATAGTTGGAATACTTGCTACTCTTTTCATATCCCTTGTTTTATTATACCCATCATTTAGGTTTAATAATCTTTTATTGTGTTGCAAGTGAGGAGTAATATTGACTTCTTCTTTGGTTACAATTTTACCTTCCATATCATCTTTCATGTAGGTAGTTTTTTTTAAACCATCTAATTCAATATCTTTTTTCATCTTCCTTGACCTTTATATCTACTTTGTTTCTTCTGTCGTTTCTCATTTTTATTCTGCGACTTCTTATGTTTGCCAGGTCTTTTTTTTGGTTTAGGTCTTGGAACAAAATGAGTAAATTTTTGTTTCGCCATTACTAGCTAGACATTTCAGTAACTGAAACATTAGCAGTACCGATAGCAGCCATTTTCTCACCAGGTGAAACTTTAAAAAGTTCAGGTTGGTCAGCAGGTAAAAATATATCATTAGCAGTTGCAGTTGGTGTACCAGCAAATACAATATGAACATCAGCATCAGTAGCAACTCTTACATATTCAGTTTGTGAACCAAATGCAGTTGCAGTTGCAGCAGATGAACCTGATGGTGAAACTTTTTGTGTCGTTCCAGGTCTTAAAGCATAATTCATAGCCATTTTAATCTCCTTAAATTAGGTAGGGGGAAGTACCGCTAGGTAAGA